TATGAAAGCACCAAACACAATAATGTTTCTCGTTTATTTGTTTATTTTAATTTTTATTGTATATTTGCAAACGTGAATGTATTACAAGAAGTTTCTAAATATCATAACGATTGGCTTAAAATAGTCAAGTCATTTGGTAGTAAAGAGCCTGAAGACATCGTGCAGGAAATGTACTTAAAAATACACTGTATCGATGAACATAAAGTAACGAAGGCTTACATTTGGGTAACTTTACGCAATATTTACTTCACACATTGCAAAGAAAGAAAAACAACAGATTTAAACGAAAATCTTATCTTTGAAGTTGAAGAACATGAACAAAACATTGCTTATACCAAACTTGTAAAAAGCATAAAGCAGGAAGTTGAAACATGGCAGGATTATGATAAACTATTATTTAGACTGTATCTAAATAGCGAAATGTCAATGAGAGATATTGCCAAAGGTACGGGGATTAGTTTGCGTTCTATTTTTGCAACTATAAAGAAATGCAAAGAGCAAATTAAAGAAACGATAGGTGAAGACTATCAAGATTATATTAACAAAGATTATGAACTAATATGAAATTTAGAATAATAGAAGCAAACGTGGTTAATGGAACACGACAGTATTTTCAATCACAAATGTATAAAGAAGTAAAAAAGACTTGGTTTAGAAAAGAACATACAATATTTGATGTTATTGGAAAACAATGGTATAATACTTTTGAAGAAGCTAAAGATGCAATAGAGCAATATAAAACAGCAATAGCAAACCCATTAACTGACGTTTATAAAACACATTATATTGATTAATATGAGTAGAAAAAGACCATCAAAAGGATTAGGAGATACAATAGATAAAATTACTACTGCTACTGGAATTAAAGCAGGAGTTAAATTTCTATTAGGTGAGGACTGCGGTTGCGATGAACGTAAAGAGAAACTAAACAAACTATTCCCTTACAAACAAGTGAAATGCCTTGACGAGCAAGATTACATACGTTTAAATACTTTCTTTGTTAAGGGATGGGAAACTAAAACGCTTAGACCAACCGAAGTGTTATTGATAGTGCAAATTTATAACCGTACATTTAACACCACAGCAGAGGTTACAAGTTGTGGAAGTTGCTTACTTGGATATTGTAATGAATTAAAAAGAGTTTATGATGAATATAAGAATGATATTAATTAGTTTACTATTCCTTTCATGTGAAAAGGAAACTGTAAATAAAGAACAAGGTACTTGCAGTTGTTATGAATACCATGAAAAAATTGATGGTGCAGCAGTTAACGGATTAATCCAATTGGTTTGGGTACATGATTACAGTACAACACCACAACCAGAATTATGCGAGAAAGAGACGGGTAAATGGATTGATAACGGTAACGGAAGAAGGTATAAGGTAAATTGTAATTAATTAATTAATTTATATTAATTATGGAAGATGGCAGGAAAAATAATGGAGGACATTCAACAAAAGGTGTAGCAGGAAGAAAGCCAAAAGAGGACGAAAGGAATATTATAGAAACGTTAAAGCCTTATGACGAGTTAGCTTTATTAAAGCTAACAGAAGCAATCGAACAAGGCAAAGATTGGGCATTAAAATTGTTTTTTAATTATCGTTTTGGAATGCCTAAACAACAAATAGATCAAAAAACAGAATTATCATTTCCTAAAATTGATATGAATGAATGGAAGTAAACAAACCACACTTAACATCATATCAAAAGAAAATACTATTTTCAGATGCAAGGTTTACAATTACCGAAGCATCGACTAAGGTAGGTAAAACACATTCACATATTATTTGGCTTTATGGTAAAGCACATGAATTTGAGTATGCAATAGGTTTTAATTATTGGTGGGTTGCACCAGTTTATAATCAATCTAAAATAGCATATAAAAGATTAAAAAGGAACTTAGTAAAATATGGAGTTTATAAGTTCAATGAATCGAATTTAATTATAACTTGTCCTAATGGTGCTGAAATTCATTTTAAGTCTGCTGAAAATCCTGACAACCTTTACGGTGAAGATGTTTATGCTTGTGTATTTGATGAAGCACCAAGGGCAAGAGAGGAAGCCTGGTATGCTTTACGTTCAACATTAACAGCAACAAATGCACCATGTAAAATAATAGGTAACTTTGGAGGTATTTCTAATTGGGTACACAAACTAAAAGAGAAATCTAAAACAGATAAAAAATACGCTTACTTCAAGATAACTTGTTACGATGCAATAGCAGAAGGTATTTTAGATGAGGACGAAGTTTTACAAGCAGAGAAGGATTTACCTACTAAAATATTCAAAGCACTTTATAAAGCAGAAGCAAGCGAGGACGAAGGTCAATTAATTTCAAATGAAAGTATAACAAAATTGTTCACTAATACAAACGTATCTGATGGCGTGAAATATATTACTTGTGATGTTGCACGTTTAGGAAAAGATAAGACCGTAATAATGGTTTGGGATGGTTTACGAGTGATTGAGTTGTTAGAAATGAATACGTCTTTAGTAACTGAATCGGCAAGTAAAATAGTAGAGTTAAAACAAAAGTACAATGTAAATAATTCAAATGTTATTTGTGATGAGGATGGAGTTGGTGGTGGAGTAGTTGATATTTTACGTTGTGTAGGATTTGTAAATAATGCAAGTCCAGTAAAAGTTAAAGGTAAATTAGAAAACTTTGCTAACTTAAAAACACAATGCTACTACAAACTTTCTGAAATGATAAATAAGAATGAGATTTATGTAAATTGTGATGGTTCTACACAATCTAAATTAAGTGAGGAGTTAGAATGGGTACGACTTCCAAAAGAGTTAGACACTTCGAAAATATCTTTACTTAGTAAAGATGAAGTTAAGAAACAAATAGGACGTTCACCTGACTACTCTGATGCTTTAATGATGCGTATGTATTGGTTAGTTGACCCAAACAAAGGTAAATATTTCGTGTATTAAAAAAGCACTCTATTTATTTAGAGTGCTTTAATGATATAAATATTAATTAAAACTAAATGAAAGCGTACAAATATAATCATTATTTTTAATATACCAAACTTTTTTTATCAATTGCAACAAAAAACAACTTTGTAGTTATTAAGATATGAAGTTAGAGTTAATAGTCCCAACAACGTTAAACGAAATACCATTAGACCATTATCAAAAGTTTATGGCTGTTTCAGAAAGTAACACCGATGATAATTTTATTGCTGAAAAAATGATCCAATACTTTTGCGGTATTGAATTAAAAGATGTTGTACATATCAAAGCTACAGATTTGTTTAGTATGGTTGAACACTTTAACAAGTTGTTTACTAAAGATCCTAAATTTATTCCTACATTTAAAATTGCAGGTGTTGATTTTGGGTTCATTCCGAACCTGGAGGAAATTTCACTTGGGGAATATGCAGACATTAATGGCTATTTAAACGATATTTCCAAACTTCATAATTTAATGGCGGTACTTTATCGACCAATTACAAAGAAGAACAAAGGCAATCAATACTTAATTGAAGAGTACAAAGGTAGTATCACCTATGCTGACGTAATGAAGTACGCACCTTTAGACGTTTGCTTAGGTGCAAAGGTTTTTTTTTACAATTTAAAAAACGAGTTATTGAACGCTTTGAGCCTTTATTTATCGAAGCAGGAGAAACAGATTCAGACTTTAGCACGAAAACACAATTTGCCAAACAATGGGGATGGTATCCGACAATCCATAGACTTGCTAAGGGGGACGTTAGAAGGTTTGACGAAATCACTCGACTGGAATTATTCCAGTGCCTTACCCTCGTTATGTTTGAAACACAATTAGAACAAATAAGTAAAAAGAAATGACACCATATTATTATATTTTAGATAACCTAAGTCTTTTTTTAAATAACTTGCAATCTATTAACACGGTTACTCAAGGGGACATTTACGAAATAGATTTAAATAAGCAAAGTATTTATGCTATTGCACATATTATGATTGGTGACGTAAGACCAACGAGCAACACAATACAATTTAGTGTTAGTATTATTTTTGCAGATATTGTGGACGAAAGCAAAGAACCGAATACAAGTAATATTATTGATAACACAAACGAAATTGATGTGTTAAATCAGATGTTGATGGCAGGATTAGAAACGCACCAACATTTATTACGTGGTGATTTTGTTACTGATAACATTATGATAGTAGGTGACCCAACGTTACAACCTTTTACAGATAGATTTGAGAATAAATTGGCAGGGTGGACTTTAACTTTTGATGTTCAAACTGCAAACAATGTAAGCATATGTTAGCAACAGAGGAAGCACTAAAGCGTTTTCGTGACCAAGTTGTTAAGAATGCAAGAACAAACTTAACTAAGGGGAATAAGAATGTAACACGTAGCTTGTATGATAGTATCAAAGGCTTTTATAAAGTTATGCCTAACTCAATATCATTAGAATTTGAGATGTTACCTTGGGGAGAGTTCCAGGATAAGGGGGTTAAGGGTGCAGGAGGTGTAAGAAAGTCAACAAGTAAATTTAACAGAAGAAACAATAAGGGCAAGATTTGGAAGCAAAAAGCACCAAACAGTCCGTTTAGTTTTAAAATGGGTGATGAAAACAAACCAAGTGTTAAGCATTTCGTACAATGGAGTAATTCAAAAGGATTAAATCCTTACGCTGTTCGAGATAGTGTTTACCATCAAGGGATAAAACCATCCTTGTTTTTTACTAAAGCATTTGAAGCAGCATACAAAAACCTACCAGCCGAACTTATTGAAGCATACGGTTTGGAAGTAGAAGAACAATTTATAACAATAATTAAGCAACCATGAGTACAGCTATAAATGTAAGAAGTCCGTTTATCGTAACCATAGATGAAGTAGGGCAAACTAACTCAAAAATTGAATTAAGATTTAAACGTTTATCGGATGTTGCATTCCCATCCGATCCAGACTACACGTTAAGTAAAAATATACCAGCTTCTAACTTAACAGAAACTAATTATAACATTGCACCATTTTGTAGGGAGTATATTAGTCATTTGTCACCTCGATTAAGTTGGACGAATTACGGAGTTTCTGCAACGTTTGAGGATACAGTAGAAACGGAATACGTACAAGTTTTAATTTACACCTATTCAAACGGTGTTTTATTGGATGCTAACATTCAATATACTTGTTTTGATGGATTTGGATATTATGCTGATGGTACTAACCCAAGTTATATGACTGACACCGATAGAGATGGGGGTGTTGTAATGATGGATGAGGGGACGTACTACTATCATTTAGCTTGTACTAATCCAACTTCAGCACCTTTGACCAATACGGACTTACACCCTCAATATATTACGGTAATGCCTGGAGAAGATTGGGATGTAGAATATGTTAATTTAGTAACAATGAGTGGAGGTGTTGCAATAGATTTAGCTTCAGTAGAAAACACACCTATTGACGTTACATCAGTTTACTTGAATAACTTTGACAAAGGTTACAGGGTACAATTTAAGAACAAATTAGGTTCAGCAGTTTGGACTGGATATTTTAGACCATTAACAGAAAGTAAGTACGATGTTATTCCAGTAGATTTTATAAACAAATACGGAGCATGGCAAAGAACATTTATGTTTAAGGCTTCAAACGATTATTTGGAAGTGCAAACAACGGATTACAATTTGTTTCAAAGTGATTTAACTGACTACGACATTAAGGAGGGACAAATTAGAACATTTAATGTTAACGGTAAGGAGTCAATAAAATGTAACACGGGATGGGTTGGTCAAGATTACAACGATAATACACTAAAACATTTGATGTTAAGTGAACGTATTTTAGTAGGCAACAAACCTGCACGAATGAAAACAAAATCCGTTGAATTACAAAAGCATTTAAACAACAAAACAATAAATTATTCTATTGAATTTGACTACTCATTTGAAACAATTAACTCAATAGTATAATGAAAAGAGGCGTACAAATTTACATTGAAGGGCAAAGGTTAGATTTGTTTGATGATGAAAAGATTTTAATAAATTTAACGGTTCAGAATTTAGCTGACATTTCTAAATCATTTACAGATTTTACGCAATCTTTTACCATTCCAGCGAGTGACAGAAACAACCGTATAATGCAACACTTCTACGAGAATGCAGTTGATGCCACATTGGATTATGGAATAAGAAGAAGTGCAAACATTGAATTAGATTTAGCACCATTTCGCGAGGGGTTAATGGCACTCGAAAAGTCAAATTTAAAGAACGGTAAAGTTGAAAGCTACACGATTACTTTTTACGGTAAGTTACTTTCATTTAAGGATTTGATAAAAGACGATAAACTAAAAGTTTTAAATTTCAACGAGTACGGTTTTGAGTATTCAGGTGAAGCAATTTTAGATCGTATAATTGACGATGTTACAGATTACGATATTCGTTTTCCTTTAATTTCAGCTGACAGATATTGGAGTTATGGTGATGGAAACAACACAGATATTACAACAGTAGCAGGAGCAATAGATTACAGCGAGTTATTCCCTTCAATTTCTATTTCTAAAATTATAACTTTAATAGGCACACAATATGACATTGATTTTGTAGGTAACTTTATGAATGATGAACGCTTTGTGAATTGTCATTTATTACTTAGAAACGGGGACGGTTTTAGAGTTTATACGGAAAACATAACAGTAGATATTACCAACACAGAAGATGAAATAATAGACAATTTTAGTAGTTTAAGTTTAGATTGGTTCGACCATACAAATAACACCGTATTAAGTGCAATACCTCCGATGGTTGTAACTGGTGCAAGTGGTACTACGGACATTTCAACTATTAGCAGAATATCAATTTCGTTAACACCTTCAGAATTATTAGCAACTTATTACATTGAAGTTTATGAAGATGGTAACTTAATTTCTACGCTTAGCTTTATGGGTGCTATTAGTTCGCAAGTGCTTTATGAAAGAACAGTACCAGCAGGAGATAACACAGCGTTTTCAAACTACAAAGATATTTCGTTTAAAATTAAGTCAACAACGGTAATGACTGCAGCGTACAATATTCAAAATGAAACGGTACAAACTGCATACTTTACAAATGTAGGAAGTTACACGGGAACGGCACAAATAATCATGACTGGTGGTAGTGTATCGATGAGTTTATCCACAACATTTGACGTTAATAATTATATTCCTGACATGACTATAAACGACTTCTTAACTGGGGTTGGTAAGATGTTTAATTTAGTGTTTTATCCTTTAACAGTTTTGGATAGCAACGCAACGTTAACGATGTTGTTAGAGCCTTTGGATGATTGGTATAATAGAGGTGCAGTAATTGATGTAACAAAACATATTGACGTAACAGATATACAAATATCACAGCCACAACTTTACAAAGAAATAAACTTTGAATTTGAGAAAAGCGATTCACTTATAAATCAAACTTACTTCGAGCAGTTTAATGCTAACTATGGTAATTTTCTTTACAAATATTTATACGATGGTGGAACGTTTAACATAAAAGTACCGTTTGAAAATCTATTGCAAACTAAGTTTTCTGAAACAGAATTACAAGTAGGTTACTTATTAAATAAATCCTACCAATCTTACGTAAACAAACCAATATTATTATACAAATATCCTAAACAAGTTTGCGAGTTCAAGTTTGATGTTGGAGCAACTACGGAAGATGTAGTAGAGTACATTCCATTTGGTCAGGATTTATTATACAATGGTGAAAACTTAACTTTGAATTTCAATTCGGAAAATTCGAGTTTACTTTTAATACCAATTTTTAACACTACATTCTCAAATTATTACGGTCAACATTTACTAAACTTATACGATAATAAGCAACGATTAAGCACCGTTAAGGGTGTATTTCCTATTTCATTATTAACTAATTTACAGTTAAATGATAGGCTTATAATTCGTGACAAACGTTACATAATTAATTCAATTCAATTAGAGTTAACAAGTGGTGATGTTACATTAGAATTGTTAAACGATTTACGTGCTTTGTCACCATTCCAAACTAATAGAATTGGAAGGGATGCACAAACGATTAACATACCTTTTAATTTACCAAACGGGGTTGTTAGCATTGAAATAACAGATATACCTTCGGGAGTTTCAGTTACACCTACAACATTTACAGAAGATACAATTGTAGCGGTAACAGTTCCTGCATATTCCTTTGATGCGAGAATTACAGAAGACGAAGACACCCGAATAACAGAAGATGGGGACACGAGAATAACAGAAAACGCATTTGTTAACGTAATAACATTAACGGTTGTAAGCACATTATTAACGGGTACAACTACAACGACTACACAAATAGTACAATTATGAAAGAGATTTTAGATATTTTAAAACTCGATGCGCACTACCAAATAGGGGAATGTATCGAAATTGCAAAGGGAAAAAATAAACTTCCTGAAAGCTACAAAGAGGATTACCAACAACGCAAACGTAAACTTATAAACTCATGGCTGAAAAGAAAGTAATAGAATTAGAAATTAACACAAACGCAGACAGTATAAAAAAACAGTTTGCAGATGCGAAAAGGGAAGTTCAACAGATGGCTGATGCCTTTGGGGAAAGTTCCGAACAAGCATTAAAAGCAGCGCGAAGAGCAGCAGAGTTAAAGGACATTATAGACGATTCAGCAGAAGCTATTAAGAACCTTCAAGGCGGTGGTGCGTTTAGTGCTTTGTCAAGTTCATTGAGTGTAGTTGCTTCGGGTTTTACAGCTGTTCAGGGTGCGATTGGTTTAGTAGGTGTTGAAAGTGAAAAAGTAGAAGAAGCTATTTTGAAGGTGCAATCTGCAATGGCTTTAGCCGAAGGCTTGAGAGGGGTTGAGGATTTAGGAAGGTCGTTTAAAGCGTTGGGTGCTGTTATAGGTCAAACTGCAATAGGTCAAAAAATATTAACTGGATTAACAGTTGTTTATACTGGCGTTCAGAAAGCGTTAAACTTTGTAATGAAACAAAACCCTATATTTTTAATTATAGGTGCTGTTACTGCTTTGGGTGGGGCGTATGCTTTATTAACTCAAGATACTGAAGATTTAACTCAAGCAAACGACAATTTAAATGCCTCTTATGATAGGGTATTAAAAAAGTTTAACCAAACTAATCAACAAGGAATAAAAGACCGTGAGAATAGAATTAAGATTTTAGAAAGCGAAGGTGCAAGCGAAAAAAGATTACAAGAAGAACGATTAAAATTAGCTGATGCAAGGGAACAAGTACGTCAAAAAGAATTAGTTTTCCAACGAGATTTTTATAAGAAGCAGGAGGCACAAAGAAAACGTGCCATTGCTGATGAGGATTGGGAGTTAGCAAATAAAATTGCAGAGGAAAAAAGTAAAACAAGAATAAGAATTGACGAATTAAAATCTTTAGAAAATGATTTGGCAACTGAAAAAACTGTTTTAATAAATGAATACAACACTAAGGAAAAAGAAGCAAATGCAAAAAGACTAGCACAAAGAAAAGAAGCTAACGACAAAATATTAGCAGAAGAATTAAGGTTACGTGACCAATTAAAAGCGGACATATTAGCAAACGACCAAGAGCAAATAGACGCTAATAAATTAAAAACAGAAAAACTTTTAGAACAAGAACAAGCGTATGCTGATGCAGTAGCAGAAGCGCGCAAATATAACATTGAAAGTGTATTAAGCGACCAAGAGAAAGAAATAAAAGCTATAAACGATAAGTATGCTAAAATAGCTGAATTAGGTGAATTAAATAAGGATTTAATTATAGCCCAAAAGAATGAAATAAATGCTGTTAATGTAGAGTATGCACAAAAAGAAGTAAAACTAGAGCAACTAACAGCAGAAAAAAAAATAGAGATAGCGAAACAAACATCAAACGATTTAATATCTATTGTTGAATTTATAGGAACTAGAAATAAGAAGGCAGCCAAAGTGGCTTTTAATGTAACTAAGGCTTTAAATATTGCAAATGCAGTTATGGATACTTATAAGGCGGCTACTAATGCTTTGGCAAATGTCCCTGCACCTTACAACTTTGTTGCGGCTGGCGTTTCTATTGTAGCTGGTTTGGCAAACGTAGCTAAAATTGCTTCACAAAAATTTGACGACAGCGGAGGTTCAAATGTTCCGAGTGGGGGAGGGTCTATTGCTAGCGGTTCAACTACAGCTGGACTTTCACAACAAACTGCACCTTCTTTTAATTTAGTTGGTCAAAGTGGTGGCGGTCAATTTCTGCAACAACAACCAATTCAAGCGTATGTAGTGAGTGGTGAGGTCACAAGTCAACAAAGTTTAGACCGAAATAGATTATTTAATGCAACATTTGGATAAAATTTAGTTATATGTATATGATGAAGAAATTACAAGATATTGAGCTGACAATAAAAGACGAAAACAAGGACGGTGTGTTTGCTATTTCGTTGGTGGAAAACCCAGCTATTGAGGAGAATTGGGTATATCTTTCAAGTCAAGAAATCGAATTAAAAGTAATTGATGAAGAGCAACGCATTGTTGTAGGTTACGCTTTAATTCCTGACAAAAAGATATTTAGAAAAGTACAAGATAAGGAATTTAACATTTATTTTTCTGCTGATACGATTAAGAAAACAGCGGAATTGTACATGAAGCAATTAAACCTTAATAACGTTACAACGGAACACACTAAAAAAATTGAAGGTGCAAGTGTAATTGAAAGTTGGATTACTCAAGATGAGAAATTCGACAAAGTAAATTTATACGGCATTAAACCGATTATTGGAGGGTGGGCAGTTATGATGAAAATTTATAACGATGCTGAATGGAAGGAAATTAAAGACGGTAATTACAAAGGGTTTTCCATTGAAGGTAAATTTGATGGGTTTGAACAATTAGAACAAAATAAACAAAAGACTTTAATTGAGGAAGTTAAAGAAATAATCGAACAAGGTTTAAATGGCTAAAATACCTTATTACGTACGACATTTACGCACCAACACAATAGATGCAACGGATAGTATAGTTGTTGATGTGTTGGGTAGTGACGTGCCTAAGATTGTACCGTTTAGCGCGTTTAGTGGAACGGTGGTAGTAGATGTAACAGCAGAAATAGAAGAACTTAAAAAAGACTATTCTAAAAACTTTTTATTGGGAGGAATGTAATGGCAACAGCAAGAAAAATTTTAGGACAGTCAAGTCCAAGTGCAACAACACTAACAACATTGTACACCGTTCCAGCTTTAACGGATGCGGTGGCAAGTACTTTAATTGTATGTAATAGAAGCACAAACGCAACAAGTTTTAGGTTAGCTTTAGGACCAGCAGGAGCAAGCATATCTAACGAACATTATATTTATTATGATGTGGCAATAGGCGGCAATGATACTTTTTGCGCTACGATTGGAATAACTTTAGCCACAACGGATGTGGTAAGTGTGTACGCAAATGATGCTACACTTTCATTTACTTTATGTGGTCAAGAAAATAGTTAATTATGGCACAAGGATTTACTGGTAAATCAATATTTTACGGTAATTTAGTTTTTATAAACATAAAAGCAGATTTGCCAACTCCGATTGGTGGAGTTATAACACTTGCTGACAATGTAACATATTTTTTTACTACAACTATTGATTTAACTGGGAATAGGCTGGTTTGTGGTGTCAACACAACTTTAATAGGTGGTTCAAGTGAGAATTGCAGAATTAAATCAACGGGGTTAACTGGTACGGCTTTAATAACTTCAAATTACTCTTTGCCAATAAGGAACTTAACTATTGAAGCGGACATTGCATTAAATTTAGATGGTGATGGCGTTACAACTGCTTTAGATTGGTTCGGTGTTAACTTTACAGATTGTGCAACGGTTGGAACTATTAAAGATTATTCTAACTTTATAATGGCTGATAGTGCCTTTTTAAATAGTGGTGGTTTAACGTTTGATGGAACTATTGGAACAATAGGCGTTTCACAATGTTTATTTAATTGTAACTCAGCAAATACTGTTTTTATATTGCCAGCGACTTTAACCGTTACAAGACGTTTTAGGATTATTTATTCTTCATTTGTTGTCTTGAGTGGCGAAACTGGTATTAATGTAAATGTGAGTGCTACTATACCAACAGAAGCATACATTTTAGATACTGTAAACTTTGCTGGTGGTGGAACATATTTGTCAGGCGTTGACCACACTTCAAATGATACTTTATTTACTAATTGTACCAATATAACTAATACGGCTGTAAACGGTCAATTGTATATGCAAGGCAATGCCACAGCAACAACTGTTAGTGCTACAAATACATTTTATAAAGTAGCAGGTACAACAACACCAAGCTCTGATAATAGTAAATTCAGCCATTCTAATAATCGTTTAACTTGTGATGCTATAATTAATAGAAAGTATTTAATACAAGCGAGTTTAGACTTTACATCAGGAGCAAATAATGTTTGTGAGTTTGGTTTCTATGACTCACAATTATCAGCAATAAGAACACCATCGAGAACAAAATCAACGGCGAATACTGCTGGTAGGGCTGAAAGTATTAGCTTCTTTTGTGTTGTTAATATGGATAATGGTGATTATTTAGAGGTTCATTGTGCAAACACAAGTTCTATAACTGATATAACAGTTGAGAATTTAAACTTTATAGTAACAGAAATTAAATAAAATAAAATGAGCCAAGGATACACAAAGGGAATACCAATTGATGTTGATGGTACACTAAGTGGTAACACGGATTTACTTGTACCTTCCCAAAAAGCAGTTAAGACGTATGTTGATACGGGTTTAGCATTAAAAGAGAATGTAGCAAATAAAGATACAGACGGAACGTTAGCTTCCAATAGTGATACTTTGTATCCTTCACAAAAGGCTGTTAAAACATATTCTGATACAAAAGTATCTAAAACGGGAGACGAAACTATTGCAGGAATAAAAACTTTTACTGATAGGATTGATTTAGACAAATTAAGGCTTACATCTTCTGCAACCATTGATTTAGATCCAACATCTTCATATAATGATTTTGACCCACAAGGATTTAGTAATATAAGACTAACTACTACGCAGACTAACGTAGATATTACTGGGTTTATAAGTGATGCCTTAAGCGGTCAAGTTTTAGTGATAACTAATGCTTCAACTGGTGCAATAACAACTAATTTTATAACATTAAAGCACCAATCCACAAGTTCAGCAAGTGGTAACAGAATTGTCAACGGATCTCAAGTAATTGGAAATGATATTATTTTATTGCCAGGTGAACAATGTACACTTGTTTATAATGTTGCTTCAGTTTCAGGTATAGCACGTTGGGGAGTTCAATCTGTAACACGAACCACACGTAAACACATAGCAACAACACCAGCACAAATAACATCTAACCAAAACGACTACCCTACAACTGGATACGATACGTTAAGACTTTCCACGGATGCAAGTAGAGATATCACGGGTTTTGCAAATCCTTTAAGTGGGAAGCCTTTAATTATTATGAATGTTGGTAGTTTTAATATTGTTCTTAAAAATCAAAACGCAAGTTCTTCGGGAGCAAACAGAATGATTTTAGGCAATGCGGGTACAGATGTAACCATTTTACCTAACGATTGCGTTACATTGTTATACGATAGCACTACTACACGTTGGCGATTAATTAGTAAATCCTTTTAATTATGAAAAAATATAACGTACCAAACAACGACAAAAAAGCGTGCATTTGTAAAGATGGTACTTACAGCAAAAAATGTTGTGAGGGTGAATTGATAAATCAAGGCATAGGACAAACGGAAGGTAACCAAACAACGTCTAATATTACGCAAATTGTAAACGGTGTTACAACCACCACAACGCGTTAAAAAGTGCAACACTTAAAAACAATTTAGTTATTTAGTTATAATCGAAAAAATTATGAACAGAGCAGAGAAAATATTAAAACAAATTATGGTTAAGTTAGGCATGGAAGTCAAACTTGAACAAATGAAATTAACTGACGGTGTGACCATTATCGAAGCGGATTCATGGGATGCAGGATCAGAGGTTTTCATCGTTACAGAAGATGACCAACGTATTCCAGTTCCAGTAGGAGAATTTGAGTTAGAAGATGGTAGAATGTTAATCGTAGTTGAAGAGGGCGTAATTGCAGAAGTGAAAGCGATGGCAGAGGAAGTTGAAGAGGAAGCACCTATGATGGAAGCAGACAAACCAACTGCAACAGCACCAACTCACAACGAGCAAACACCTAAATCAATTATAGAGGTTACTTCTAAGGAGTATAAATTCTCGAATGAAGAGTTAACTAATAAAGTAGCTGAATTGGAAGCTAAAATTATCGAGTTAACAAAAGTTGAGGAAGTTGTGGAATTGGAAGCAGAGCCAAAACCAATCGTTCACAATCCTGAAAACAAAACAGAAAAAATCAATATCGGTTTAAAATCCGACAACGACCCAATAGCAAGAATTTTAAATAACATTTATAAATAACAATAAACATGGCAACAACTTATTCAAACGATGAAGTAAGAATGTTTCAAAAAACAGAAACATTATCAGCAGCGCAAACATTAACGGCTGCACAATCTAATACTGTATTCATTTTAGATGCAGCAGAAGGGAAAACAATTACACTACCAGCATTAAAAGACGGTTTACGTTTTAGATTTGTGGTAGGTGCTGCATTCGCAACAACAAACTGGATTATCGATTCAGCAGAAGGCGACAATATGGAAGGTATTATTGCTGACATGGGTGCAACAGTGGCAGGAGTTCCAGTAGGAGCAGAAGACCAAATTAACTTTGTAGCAAGTGCTGAAGGTTTAGGTGACTGGGTGGAATTGATTTGTGACTATGGTAACTCACAATGGTTAGTAACTGGAATGTGCAGAACTAACGGAGGTATTACAGCAACTGACCCTTCTTAATTAATTAGTATTAACATTTTTAAAATATAACAAAATGGCAACAACAACGAATATAACGACTACATACGCTGGTCAAGATTCAATGAAATGGGTTTCTCAAGCATTATTGTCGGGGAACACTTTGGCTAATAACTTAATCACTATTAGACCAAACATAAAATACAAAGAGGTAATACACCGATTTGAACAAACTGGAGTTTTACAAGATGCTTCATGTGACTTTACACCAAACGGTTCTGTAACTTTAACTGAACGTTATTTACAACCAAAAGAATTACAATTAAACAAAGTTCTTTGTAAAAATGATTTCCGTTCAACATGGGAAGCAATCGAGATGGGTTATTCTGCACATGATGTGTTACCAAAATCATTTGCTGATTATATGTTAGCACACCAAGTTAGAAGTGTAGCAGCATCTATTGAAACATCTATTTGGAATGGTAGTGCAGCAGTTAGTGGGGAATTTGATGGGTTTGTTACTTTATTGGAAACAGATGCAAGTTTACCATCTGCTCAAGAAGTTGCAGGAACAACTGTTGACGCTTCAGATGTAGTTGTAGAGTTAACTAAAATTTTAACTGCTACACCAACAAGATTATTATTGTCACCTGATTTCAAAATCTATGTTTCTAAAAACATTCAAATGGCTTATATTGCTTCTTTGGGTGGTTACGGTGCAAGTGGGTTAGGTGCTAATGGTTACCAAGGTCAAGGTCAAATGTGGTATAACAACCAACCTTTGTACTTCCAAGGCTACGAAATTGTAGTAGCAAACGGTTTGCCAGCTGACACAGCAATTGCAACAACTAAAGATAACTTGTTTTTCGGTTGTGGCCTGATGAATAATCAAAATGAATGCAAGGTCTTAGACATGTCAGATATCGATGGTTCAGACAATGTAAGAATTGTTATGAAGATGACAGCTGCTGTCAATTATGCCATAGTGCAGGACGTAGTGACGTATGGAATAACTAACGGAGCAAATTAATTAACTGAATTATAAATTTCAGGGGTTGCAATAAAACGTAACCCCTTAATAATCAACAAGATGGCGTGTGATTTAGCTAACGGAAGAGCAGAAGTCTGTAAGGACACAGTTGCAGGGCTGGATGCCGTGTACTTCTTTTCATTTGAGGACGACTTTGTCCCTACTTATGACGGAATAAATACGGATGTAATCGATTCAGTAGCAGGAGTATCTACACTTTACAAGTTTGAGTTAAAAGGTACAAATTCCTTTGACCAAAACATTGTAACAAGTAGAGAAAATGGTACAACTGTTTACGAACAAAATTTGTCGTTACAATTAAAGAAGATTGACATAACGGCTTTAAAAATTATTAAAACTTTGGCAGTAGGAAGACCAAGAGCAGTTGTGAAAACAAAAGCTGGTCAATTCTTTTTAGCTGGTTTGAATTATGGTTTAGATTGCACAGGTGGTACTATTGTTAATGGTACTGCAATGAGTGATTTAAACGGATTTACACTAACTATGCAAGGAATGGAAAACCTACACGCCAATCTGATAGACGTGTCAACCCAAGCTGCTTTAGCTACGGCTTTTGCAAATGCGAGTATTGTGACTTCTTAGTAAAATATTAAATTATTTTTTCAAAGCAACTGTAACAAGTTGCTTTTTTTTTGCAACAAAAATACATTATTTAGTTATATTAATATGATTTACTTAGGTAGCACGTCAGACACACGAATAACAGAAAATTCAGACCGTAGAATTACGGAGGATGGGGATGTACGTGTTTTAGAAGATTTAGTTTTATCATTCTATTTTACACCTCGTACAACGACGTTTACAAGTATGTTATTTATTTCTGAAACAACTGGTACAACATTCACAGCAACTATTACCGACATTACGGTAAACGATAACGATGTGAAAGTATCTTTTACCATTCCTGATTTACCATTAGACTGTTATTACAGAATTTCAGTAAAAGAGGGAAGTGCTGAACGTTGGAGGGGCAAAGCATTTATTAGAAGTGTGCTATCTAATCCTTATTCAGTTAACACAAATGAATACATAAGTCATTCATCAAATAATGAATTTATAACTATATGAGTAATAATATACACGTAATTGAATTATCCGCATACAATACACCCGTAGTTAAAGAAACTGCACAAAAGGATTGGGTGGAATATGGCGCGAATAATGATTACTTTCAATACTTAATCGATTGCTATAATAATTCCACAACATCGAACACAATTATTAGTTCAATTAGTGGCATGATTTACGGTAAAGGATTAAGTGCGTTAGACCGTGCAAAGAGGCCTAACGAGTACGCACAAATGATGGCTTTATTTAATCCAAGTTGCATTAAAAAGATTATCACAGACCGTAAGATGTTGGGACAATTTGCAATGCAAATACACTACGACAAAGGGCGAAAAAAGATACTTAAAGCCTATCACATTCCAGTACAATTGTTGAGGGCTGAAAAATGCAATGAGGATGGTGAAATAACGGGGTACTATTATTCAGACGATTGGACGGATACACGTAAATACGAACCTAAAAGATATGATGCTTTTGGATTTGGCAAAGGTGAAATAGAGATTTTATATTGCAAACCTTATTCAGTAGGTTTAAAATATTACTCAAATGTAGATTATATTGGTAGTTTACCTTATTCTGTTTTGGAAAAGGAAATGGCAGACTATCAAATAAACGATGTACAACGTGGGTTTAGCGGTAAGGTAGTAATTAACTATAATAACGGAATACCAAGTGAGGAAGAGCAAAGAGTAATAGCAAACAAAACAGTTAGTAAATTAACGGGCGCTAAAGGTGACGCAGTAATAGTAGCGTTTAATTCAGATGAAACAAAGAAGGTAACAGTTGATACAATACCTCTCAACGAGGCACCAGAGCATTATAATTGGCTTGCAGAAGAAAGCATGAGAAAGATTATGTTAGGTCACAAAGTAACATCCCCTTTATTATTTGGGATTGCAACTTCAACTGGTTTTAGCTCAAATGCTGATGAATTACGTAATAGTGCAATACTATTTGACAATACAGTTATAAGAACGTACCAAGAAGAAATAATCGAATGCTTAGATAAGATTTTAGCGTACAATGGAATTAGTTTGAAGTTGTATTTTAAAACTTTACAACCTTTGGAGTTTACCGATTTGGAAAATGTACAAACTGAAGAACAAGCAATTGAGGAAACGGGGCAGGAAGTACAAATGAGTGCGCACAGTATCGAAAATTACGGGCATGATTTACCTGATAATTGGGTGTTAATTGACGAGTTCGATGCTGAAACGATGGACGATGAGTTTGATTTTGAGAATGTAAAGTTAAGTACTAAGATTTGGAACTTTGTTAAAACGGGTGTAGCAAGACCAAATGCTAAAAGTGAGCAAGATGAAACGATAGACGGAATTAAGTTTTATACTCGTTACAGATTTACGGGTGCATTAAAGCCAACTTCAAGACCATTCTGCAAACAAATGTTAACAGCTAATAAATTGTATCGTAAAGAGGATATAATGGCAATGAGTAACGTTTATTTAGGTGATGGTTACACAAATAAAGACGGTGTAACAATTGGATGGGGTGCAAATGGTAATTTAACCTTTGACCGTTTCAAATACAAAGGAGGTGGTGATTGCCACCATATTTGGAGGCGTGAAGTTTAT